CTTCCAATAAAGATATGCTTTATTGGAAGGCCCTTCTAGTCCTGTCCTAGCCTTCCAATGCTCAACCGCAGAGATGAACCCTCGCTCCGACACTCCGTTCTTGAAGAAGGAGTACAAGGATAATCCTGAAAAGTTCAAGGCTGAGTATGGTGGGGAGTTTCTGGATGCATCTGAGACCTATGTTAAAGGTTTAACGATTGATGAGTGTGTTGACCAAGATCGGGGTAATGTGACTACCCTCACTTCTTCTATGATAGGCCACAATTACTTCTGGGGTCTTGATTTGGGTATGAAACATGACGCTACGGCCCTTGCGGTCTGCCACTGGGAGGGGGGTCAGAACAAGGCATGGCTCGTATATGATTACATTGATAGGTTAATGGTGGGCCTGGGTAAATATAAAGATGTTGCTGAACTTCCACTAGATGATGTGCTGGACTGGCTAAAGGACGCACATGCAATGCTCCCCTGCTTCCAGGGTGTGACTGACCAGTATGGTGGTTCCCTTCTGGTTCAGCTACTGAATGCAAATCAGGTAACTGGGATTGAGTTGCTTCATTTGACCTCTGGTGTTAACTCGCAAATGTACCTCACACTTAAAACTCTCATGGAGAATCGTCAGGTAAAGTTCCCTAATGTGTCTGCATTTGTCTTAGAAATGAAGCTCCTGGAAGCCTCTTTCATTAATAAATATCAGGTTATCGTTAAGGCTCCGACCGAAAAAGATGCTCATGATGATATGGCAGATGCGGTAGCTCTTGCTGCCTATAAAGCTCAGCTATGGGCCATAGGTGACGGTAAGCGTGTCATGTGGGACATCATGCAAGGGGTTCCGCAAAACATGATCCCCGGCACTATCAGGGGTGGGTGGGATATGAATGGCTCCCTTGCCCATCTCAGATCCTACGAACGACAGCTTCAACATCAATTAAATCCCTATGGTGCGGTTCAAAACCCATGGAGAAGACATTAGAAATCAAAACTTTCCTCTGCTATGATAGAGAGGAAAGCGTGTGTCAGACTCTGATGAACTGCTATTCAAAATCCAACAGGATATCGAGCATCTGACTAATAGGGTTGGTCAGATAGAAGAGGATACAGGCTCCTTAGTAATGGTTCAAAGCCGAATCTTGAATTCTTTAAATGATTTGCAGACTTCTGTATTAAAAGTGCGTGAAGCCCTATTGAGAGTGAGAGAGAAACTAGGATGAGCGAAGAACTGTTCGATGACGAAGAGACCACCGAGAGTGGGAAAAAATCTGGCCCTCGGTTCTTACCGAGCAAGACCACTATAAAGGATGATCTTCAAGAAATTTATGACACCGAACGCCAGATCGGCTCTGCGGTATTCAAACTCCACCAACTTATCGGTCAGGTGCAGGAGACATTGGGCAAGAAAGCCGATTCAGAAGAGGTTAGCGAGGGCCTTGAGGATCTCAACCTCTATCTTGAGACCAATAGTAAAGCTGTGCAGGACCGTCTGACAGAGATCAAGGCGGCGGCGGATGTGTTTACCAACCACTTGGCTAAAATCGATAATGATTGGCTTCGGGTGCAAAGGGCAACCAACGAGACCCTCAAATCTCATGGAATTGACCCCCAGACCCTGGCTGAGGAATCAGACAAAATAAAAAAACTTGGGCGATGGATGACGGCAATCCAGATGGTTGGAGTATCAATCATAGTGACCCTCATTTCGGCCTGGATTATGCCCTCGGTCAGCAAAACGATTGTCACCGACCAGAAAGCAGTAAATGATCAATTATTGCAACAGAACCAACAAATTTTGTTGCAAAATCAGCAGCTTGAACGCACAATGGAAGAGCACATACTCTTGGACGAACAGAAGTTCAGGCGTAGTAATGACCATTCTCCGGAACACTCCCACTAGGCAAAAATTTCCGTATAGGTTTTCGCTGGGAAGTGGGTATAATAGGTTGCAGGACCACAGGAGGTTTTCTTGACAGACTCTTTTGTTTTCTCTTCAAAAATGCTAGGACACGGCTCAGATGCTGTGCCTGAGTACGAGGGTGAGCCGTTCACTGGGGACGGAACTCACTTCATCGGTCAGGACGGATTCGTCGTTCCGGCAAACTTCATCGAGTTCTTCGAACGCTACCCCGTGTACGTTCGGAACTGGGTGTCGAAGAAACTCCGCAAGTGCAGCAGCCATCCGGATGTGGAGGACTGGACCCAAACGCTGCTGACCCACTTGTACCAGCTTCATCACGGGCGCACCATCAAAGGGGGTGAAGGTGAGGAGGATCGTGAAATCGGTGGAACTCTCTATAAATTGGGGTTCACGGACGTAATCCATGCCTTCAACCCATGGGCACAGCATGGAGCCTCGGCTCGTCGGTTTTTCAATTTCGTCAACACGTGCCTGGGCAACAAGTACATCAGCCTTCGGTCCAAGTATGGCAAGGATGCGACCAGCCACTCCCTGTTCAGCCTGGATTCTCCCACTCCCATCCAGGGCATGGATGAGTCCAATGGCCCCATCAGCCGTGAATACCTGCTGATGGACCGCTCTAGTCTCTATCGGGATCAGGTGGCTGAGAACCGCCCTCTCACTGCTGATGATGTGTTCGTCCAGCAGTTCAGGGATTTCGTGGAGCGGAAGGATCCGAATCTGCTCCCTCTGGTTAGTGCGATCATGAACAAGGATAAGGTGGATGAGATCCTGGAGGTGCTGGGTTATGACCAGAACCGCTACCTTCGTGACCGGAAGAAGCTGATCCGGCTTTCCAAGTCGTTCCAGGCAGGGGACTAACAACGTCAACATCACTTCAAACCCGGAGGAGTTTAAATGAGTAAGGCCGATAAGATTCAGGGAACCCCGAAACCAGCCGATGTGAAGCGGGTTGACTCACCTGATCCGCACCATCTTAAGGCTCGTCAGCGCAAGGTGTACCCACCACATATGCAAGTGCGAAGATGTGGAAACGGGGACTTCTTCGTCAAGCCGCATGGACTCCCCCACCTTAACCACTGGATCTACTATGACCACTGGGTGGATCGGAAAGACTTGCCGAGCATTATCCACTGGTTTGAGGGGCGCTACCCCGAAACCTGTGGTTTACCAGTTCGATTCATCAATTGTCCCCCCTTCGAGTGCGGACGGGAAGCTATTCCCAATTGAAGTAAAAGTGCGGATGACCTGGGACCACGGCTCCCATGCCTCACGGCGGGTCATCTCCTGGGTAGCGGGTGGGGTTAAACTCCCCGTCTGCGGAAAGGTTCGAATCCTTTCGCACCTACAGTCTTCCCCGCGCAAAACCTTCAGCTACTTCAGAGGGTTTTGCGCGAAGTTCTATGACCCCATTGTTATACCAATAAACCCCTAGAAGGGGACTCTCACCATCCGGTGTGCTAAACACTTTCTTTCGACCTTTCAGTGCTTTTGACTTGGCTTTATTTTGTTTTTCTTTTTCCTCATCAGTCAAGCTAGCCCAGTAGGCTCTCTGTTTAGCTGATGCTATTTCGCTTCGTAGTTCTCGCTGCTCTTCTGTCATTGCAGCTTCGCGTCTAGCTGCTACATCTCTTCCGATTTGAGTGAGACGTTCTTTATCCTCCTCTGTTAGACTAACTCTATAGTTCTTTATACCTTCTCGTTGCGCTTGAACAGTCTTGGTGTAGAGAGCTTCCTGTTCTTCCTGAGTTAACTGTCTCTTCCATGTCTTCAATCGCTCTGCTCCAGCTACCTGTAAAGCAGTCCGCTTCTTTGAATTCTTTTCCCAGAACTCAACTGTTCCTTGCAGTCTTTCCTTTTTCTCCTCATCTGAGCATTCTTTCCAATAATTTACCATCTGGGCCGAATGTAAAGCTCTCGTTTCATCGGTGCAATTCTTCAAGGGGTTCACGGCAATGGGGCAGACGTTATATCCAATCTCTCTGTCGTATGATTTTAACAAATCCAGATACCGCTGCTCTTTTTGATCAAGTTCTTCCACTGAGCATTCACATAAAACCTCAAATGTAAACTTTTCAATTCCATATTTTTTGACAGCCGCCAGCAGATGCCGATTGTGGTGGGTGCCTTTTCTGAGTTTGCTCAGGTGTGACCAGAGCCGCCCTTGAAGATTGATGGATTGACCCACATAGACCTTGCCGTTCACAGTATTAGTTATTAGATAGATACCACTTTTCCGCATGGAGCCCTTTCGTGGAAGAAAATCTTGATTTTGAGTTTGGAGACAAGCTACCCTATCTGGATGATGAGATTCATCCTGACAGGTGGCTTCGGGCCAGAAATGAAATTGATCACGTAGCCCTTTTGGAAGAGTTCATTAAGAAACCCATAATGGGGAATGTCATAAATTGCCCGTTGGGGATTCACCGAGACTCTACCCCTTCCTTTAATATATACAGACAGTCCAATTCTTCACATTGCTTTGGTTGCCCTGGAACCACGAAAGAGCAGTACAATGACAACGTGAACCTCGTCTCCAAATGGTTTGGTATCAATAAAGTAGCTGCCTTGCAATGGCTAGAGAAGCATTTTAAGCTCCCCCCGATTGCAGGACAACCTATCGAACCTGACGAGGAAGAAGAAAGGGACGAGGAGGAATCCGATCCATTCACGGTGAAGGATCTGGTTCCAATGTTCCTTACGATAGCCCCCACTCTGATTGAAACAGTGGATGACGCTAAGTATCTGATAAAGAAATACTTCTTGGCTCTTCATCTTGACGATCCACTATTTTTGGCACGGGTTCTTGGACGAAAGCGGCTTGAGAGTATTAGATTATCAGGACGAGTGTCGAATGAAGGAATTGGAAGAAGCAATAAATGAGCAAGATCCTGTAATAACGGGAAAGAAGCCTCGTAAAAAGAAGGAAAAGGCTGAGAAAAAGCCCAAGGCCCCCAAAGTAATTAAAACCCTCCGTGAGATATTTATGGAGAGGTTGGCCCTCATCGATATCGAAAACTTGAAGAAGCCATGGATGGCTACCAAATCGTTCAGGTTGATTGATACGGCGGAGGAGCTTCAACGCTGGGTTGATATGGTCATGAGCGATCCTGGACGCTCCCAGACCCACTCATGGGCTGCTCACACTGGCCCCGTCATTGCGGTGGACACCGAGACGGATGGCCTGGATATTCGTGTAGTTGAAGGGAAGATGCGAACCAAGCTGGCAGGAGTCTGTCTGTCAGCCGATGGACTGGAAGGTCTCTACATTCCGGTCGGGCATGAGAATGGGAAGAACATTCCCGCCACTGAGTTGGCCCCGATCCTCCAGAAGCTCTTTGACCAGTGCCACCTCGTATTTTTTAACGCCAAATTTGACCGTGAGGTATTGCGACTCAGCCTTGGTCTGACTTTCAGGGATTACCCGTTCTTTGAAGATGTACAGACGCTGACCTACCTGGATGACCCTAAAGCCAAAGTTGATGACAAAGGGGCTGGCAGCCTTCAAGAGGGCCTGAAGAATCTTTCCAAGGTGAAGCTGGGGTTTGAACAGATTGAACTGGAAGATCTGGTCAAGGTCAAGGCCAAGGTATGGAATGTGGAGTTGGAGAAGTACACCCAGCGTATGGTTTACTGCCCATTCACTTGGGTTCCTACAGAAATGGCTCTTTGGTACGCGGCTTCTGATGCAATTACCACTTGGCTGCTCTGGCGATTATTCCACCAGGAGCGAGATTTCTCCCAGATGTTGGGGGTCCATCGACTTGACCATCTATTAGTGGACACCATTACCTGGATTGAGCGGCAGCGTCCTCGTGTGGATGGGGATCGTCTGCAAAATACTATTGACTTTCACGCTAGTCGGGTGAAGCAACTTACTGAAGAATTGGGTAAGATTTCCGGCATCGAAAATTTCAATCCCGGCTCTACTCCTCAGATCACCAAAATTCTTTTTGAGGACAGGGGTATGGAGGTGATTGAACGGTCTGAGAAGACTAACGATCCGTCTACAGCTATTGGGGTGCTGAAAGAGCTTCATAAACGATACCCTACTGATGAATTTCTGATTAAATTGATGGATTTTCGTGAGTACGCGGCTCTGCATCCAGCTAGTATGCGTTATGACCCAGTTGACCACACAATTAGGTTCTACCTCAAACAGAACGTTGTGGCTGGCGGTCGTCTCGCGGCTGCGGGTGGAGAGTTTGAAAAGGATGGCGGGTGCCAACTTAACCCCCAGGCTATCAAGAAGGTGGGTGGAAATTGGTGGGTCAAAGGGTGGCTGTTGGACACGCTTCCAGAAGAGTTCGCCGCTCTGACGATTCTCACGGAGTATCCGGACCCCTCTATGCTAGAACCCTCTTGTGTTAAGGATGGAAAGATCGCCCCCAATATCGACTCCAATAACCACACGGCCACCTATTTTGGCAGACGCTACTGCATGGTCCCCTCCTGTAAGTCTTGTTTACGGGCGCTAAAACCAGAGCGGATAGACGCCAATGAGATTATCAATTTCCGAGGTCTGATTGTTGCGGATCCAGGCTGGACGATGTTCAGTTCTGACTACAGCAATATTGAAATGAGAGTAGCAGCAAACATTTCAAAAGAACCGCTATTCATCAAGGAGTTCATGGAAGGGACGGGAGACTTCCACTCTCTCACCGCTATGGCCCTTTTCCCTGAGTTTTCTAATCCCAACACCCCCAAGGCCAGAAAAAAAGAGCTTCGTGCATTGGCCAAAATTATTAACTTCGCTTTGTTGTATGGCGGGACTGCCTATACGATCAAAGAGAACATGAATAAGGAGGGGTTCAACATTAGCTTTGAAGAAGCTGAAGAACTGGTCCAAAAATATTGGGATTCAGTGCCCACGTTCGCCGCATGGTGCCAGAATAAGCGTGATGTGGCCAGAGCGAAATTGATCTGCCGTACTCCAACGGGTCGGATCGTTAATTTTGAATCAGCCATGAAGGGATTCCGTATCCATAAGCCAGAGCAGTGGGAGAAGGACAATTTCTGGGAGTGGAAGAAGTTATGTAAGCGTGAGGTAGAGCTTACTCGCTTGGAGCTTAAAGAGGATGCGTTGGCGGTAAAGAGGACTGCGGAGGCAATTTGGGCTAATCCTAAATCTGGAGTGCGTAACGTTCAGGAGTTCAATCGTTTCCTGGGCAAGGCAGAGCGGGTAGCCATCAACATCCCGCTTCAGGGGACCGCAGGAGATCTAATGCGCTCCGCCCTAAATCGGATTCGTATTTGGGCATTGGCCAACCCAGGTCTAGAGAAGGTGTTCCGTCTTCACCTTACTGTGCATGATGAAATTGACTTTTCAGTGAAGAATGAGTTCGTACCCTATGTGCTGCCTAGGGTTAACCGATTGATGAAGCTCCGCAAACTCCATGCATCTAAGGGATGGCCGGTACCTATCGAAACAGACTGTGAGTATGGACAGACCTGGGATGTGAACCAGCACCTTACTGGAGATGATGGTCATAAGGCGGCTGGATGGACGGCCATTGCGGGAATGGAAGCTTACACCCCTCCTGATTTCGCTGAAGATGTGGTAGACCGGATTGTTGACACATGGATGAAGGGCGACCGAGAGCGGGTAACTAAGTGGTTGCAACAGCTTCATCCCAGAGTTCATGGCTATTTGGCAGAGTTTAATGATGACCCTGAGACGGTCCGTCATTACCTCATTGTAATGCTCCAACTCCACGAATTTTGGAAAATCGATGAAGATGAAAGTGACACGTTGACCTTGTTGGAGTATGCGGAGGAGAATGGTTTGAAGATAACTGAAGAGCCCCTGGTGGGTAATCTTTCGGGCTATTTGAACTCCGTCCCCCCGGAGGACATACCTATTGTCACAGAGGTGGTGTTGGAACCAGAGGCTCAGTCTGAGCCAGAGCTAGCGGTAGAGCCGGAAACTGAGAAAATCACTTCCATCGAACAGCTTCATGAAATGGTACAGAATGTCGTAGAGATGGCAGCAGCCGGAGAAGTGGAAGAGGAAGTGTTCTTTCAGGAACCCCCTCGTAAAGAGGTAGCTCAGGTTGTGGGTACAGCCCCAAAAATTCCAGTTGTTCGGAATATGGACCTGGATGAACAAAAGGTGTTCAAGACACTAATAGGAGCAGGTTTGGGTAGAAAGAAGATCGAATTTGTTTACGAATTTGATAGCAAATATTACAAGATACCTAACACTATTACTGATGTGATTCCCAAGGAATACCTGCTATGTTAGTGACATCTAAAAATCCAAAATATCTCAATTTAGGGCGAGATATTGAGAACGCTACGCTTCGAATGGCTCATATGCGGCGATTAATCGATATGATGCAGGGGTGCCTTGGGTCTGGCGTGACAGTCCTGGAGTCCTTCAAGGAATTAGATAATAAGGGAAAGTATGCCAAAGTTGAAGGTGAGAAACTGGAACATCTGGTTCAAGTCAAAATGATTTTGTCAAATATCCAGGAGTGTATTTCTATCGCTGATAGCGAATTTGAGAAATATGCAAATGAGTTTGACAAATTAGATAAGACATTCATTAGACTGAAGAATGCCCCTCAACCCAAAGAGAAGAAAGCGGCAGAACCCCAGCCCCAGCTTCCCGAGGCTACAGCAGCCTCATTCCCCGATGCCTTACCGGCTCCCATAGAACCACCCGAACTGCCCGAATCCCCAGAAGAGTCCAAGGACAACTGATAAAAATGGACTTTTCCTCCCTTTCGTAGGGAGTTTGGTGGTATATGGCAGGAAGACGTAGGCAGACGAGAATCAAAGTAGCAAGTAAGGATATTCCGCAGTTCTCTGTGGGGAAATACTCCAGTTTTGATACCAATGGCACAGTTGTGGACCCCATTAGGAGTGCCTCCTCTGCTGATGCTAAAGTCAGAATGGCCAATAAGATGCGGAAGAGTGCTGATCTATGGGCTGGAGAGAATGGTCCTGCCAACATTTCTGATTCTGAGAATATTGGCTATTATAGCTATGAGTTCCCTGTGGATGCGTTGGAACTCCCGCAATCCAGAGCCCAGGAACTCCGATTTTACCGTCT